ACGCGGATATACCGTGTGGTGGAAGACCCACATTCAATGAATTGAGACAGGAAAATGCACCCACAGCCATAATAGACATTTCTGTTGTATTACACCAGATAGATAGGGATCTAATGTATAGATACGCCGATATATACGACGCGGATAATCACCATTTACGAATAGCTTATATGATGAACAGTATAGACGAAACCAATTTTAAAATAGAATTACAAAGACGGGATAAACAGACCGAAAAATTAAACGATATACGTGATATATTTGAAATGTTTACGAACGCGTGTGGTGATTTAATGCGACAGTGGGTCATTGATAATTCTATAGAAATTATACCAGACATTAAAGAATTAGTAAAGTATTCGAACTCAATTATCACACAAATACGAAACAGGTATAATTGCACTTTACCAAAATATATCTATTTGATAGAATAAAAAGTATCAGTATATACAAATGACGAGTAGTATAAATAAAGGTTTGATACTATTTGCTCTATTATTTTTACTATGGTACGTAAAACCCATATACAAAAAACCCGTAATCATAAAAAATATGCTAACCCACGAAGAGTGTGATCATATTAAAAATATAGCCAATAAAAGGTTATCGGTATCGACCGTATCAGAGGATAGAGACGTAGACACGAAAGTACGACAAAGTGAAACGGCGTGGATTAAATCAGGCGAAGATAAGGTCGTTAAAAAACTTTTTGATAAGTGTTTAACGAACATTGATAGACCACTCGAGAATTGTGAAGATTTACAAGTTCTCAAGTATAAAAAGGGCGGGTTTTATAATCCACACCAAGATGCATTTAATAATAAGAATAAACGAATGTATACTTTCATAATAGCACTCAATGACGATTACGAAGGAGGTGGTACAAATTTCCCAAATTTGAATAAGACGTACAAATTGAAAAAGGGTGATTCTTTATTTTTCAATACACTCAACAATTACGAACGTATCCCAAAAAAGGCATTACACGGAGGGTTACCGGTTAAATCCGGTGAAAAATGGATATGTAATTTGTGGGTACACAAATACCCATATACAGTATAATTTTTTTGTACAGTATAAATAAGAATCAGCCATGGCTAAAGGTTCAGGGAAAACAACATTTATTGTTTTCATAATGTTCATGATGTGTCTATCATCTATAGTAGCAGCAGGAGGTTTATACGTAACGTCCAAAAAAGAAGTCGACGGAACTAACCTAGAAATACGAAGCGAAGCAAAAAACATAGCGGTTTTACCACGACCGGGTAATATCGTTGGTAGGTATAACGCGACCTCACTAAAAGGAACTAAATGGAATGATTTATCGGGTAAAGGTAACCATATAACAGCCGAAAAAATTAAAGGTACACTCACGACAGCCGAAGGGTTCAAAGGTGAATATGTTAAAGGGACAAAAGACGATGGGTTTACGTTACCACAAAAATTCGAGAATAATCACTGGTCATTTTTTACCGTCGCACGGTACGGGAGTGACGTTAAAGACAACCAAGGACGTATATTCGTAAGTGGTGATACAGAAAAAATCAAAGTCGGTGATGATGAGAACGACAGAAATTGGTTAATAGGACATCACAATGGTAAAACAGGGGTGGCACACTATAATAATTGGGTAACTACTCAGGAAACTGTACACGGTAAACGCCCATGGATTAGAATGGTCGCCCAACATAACTACTTTGGAACCAACGGTAAACCGAGAACTTCTGGATTCTCTTTCGATTCAGATACTCAAAAAAAATTTAATAACCCAAAAAGTATAGGTATCAATGTAGGAAACAATGCAGAAAGTGAACCGAGTGATTGGAACGTTTACGAAATACTCATTTACGATACATATTTAGACGGTGTTGATCGCGAGAAGGTCGATAATTATTTGAAAGAAAAGTATATACTCGCAAATTTGAAATCCGGTATTTCACTCACTGGTGGTAGACCCAAACTAACAGATAACGTAGAACTAAGTACCGACGACGGTAAAAGTGAACCATGGTATGGAGGAAAACCAAGGTTCGGGACCCAAGAAGATTGTAGACGATTCGCACAAGAACTAGGGTACCCTCAGTGGGGACACTATAACGAAAAACATACCGAGAAGGATAAAATAAATACGTGTTTCTTCTACGGCGATGAAATAGTTGAAATTAAAGACACCGATACGAAAAAAGACGATAAAACTATTGAAGATATGACGTTCGGGTGTACCCAACCCTATAGGAATCCCAAAATGAATTGTGAAGCCGGTTCAGGTACTGGTTCGAATAATACAGGTGGTGTAGCTGCAACTGCATCCGGGGCGTATTGTAAAGCTAAAAAGGAATTAAAAAAAGATACGATAGGTCTAGATTGGGTACAGAAAAATGTGTGTAGTCAATATTGTACCAAGGACGCGTGTATGAAAACAGGTGAGAAATTTTATTACGGCGAGGGTGGTGTGAGTTATGATTTGACGGAATTTTGTGAGTGGAACCATACTCCACATTTCGAAAAATTTTACAATGATGAGCTAATCAAGGATGTTGCGACTAATAATAATGCAGAAATACCAAATAAGGATGAAGACGGAAACACTATAAATTATTTAGGAAAACACACGGATAAGTGTAAAGATTTTAAAGTACAGGGTGCAGTGGAAGGTGTTCGATACGTAGAGTTTAAATTACCCAACTCTAATCATTATGTAAATATTGCAGAGATCGAAGTATACTCGGTCGGTGTAAATATAGTGAAAGATTTTACTGCAGATAAGGTAGATATAAGTTCTCAGTACAGTTCAGCTACACCCGCCAATCTTCTCTTTGATGGTATCAAAACAGATGACAATATGTTCCATACTAGTTACAAATCTGGAACTATCCAATATTTTAAAATAGATTTGGGTAAAAATTACGCGGTAGACAAAGTTATCTTGTTTAATAGAGCAGATGATTGTGGCGGTTGTTTAAAAAGATGGGAAGGTGGAGTTCTTAAACTTTATGCTTCTGATGGAACAACAGTGTTAAAAACGGGTGAAGCGATAACTTCTACCGATACAGCCGCCGGATCTAAAACATATTTATTTTAGTTAAAGACGTAAACCATTTAAATATACATGGCATACACGCGAAATATAGAACTCCTTTCGGCGGCAACGTCACTCACACCCATGGTCGTTTCGTACTTTTTCCCGGTAAATTGTGCGTCTATGGCGTGTATACTACACTGTCCGTTTAAGTGTAGATACCATATATATAACGCGTTTAATGCAAATAAGTATAAAAGTCAAATAGTATACAAAAGACACAGATCGTTCGTACACGTCGGGTTTATGGTACTCCATTACGCGTGGAATAATAGGATCCGGTTCTTATACACGTTTTTCAATATACTCGCACTTTCTGTAATACGCATTTCTAAACCTCTATTTGACGAACGCGATATGGTCTACATAAACTCGTTTTCAATGGTAGGTATTTTCAATTCAATGATATACGTGTATAACATAAGTAAAATACAATTCGTAGTATCCTTATACTTCTATATATACGCGTTTGCATTAAATGAAGATAAGACATACGGTAAGTTTTCAGATAGTATTGTAAACTTAATGCTCGTCGTACCACAATATTTATTACTTGCAAATTACAATCTTTAATTATATAGAACATGTTCCGTATGTGAAATATAATTAAAAATATTCATTAATATAAATGAGTAATTGGAATATTAAAAGTTTAAAAAGATCTCTGATCAAACTAAACAACGTAAAACAAAGGAAAAGACTAATCGCTTTACACAACAAGGGTCTCGGTCCGCGTATCATGTCCAACCGCGAAATTGAAAACCATAAAAAATATATTAAAAAAACCTTGAAAGACATTAAAAATACTAAAATAGATATTACTAAAAAAATAAAAATACTCGAGGCGAACAATCTTACTAATAGTAAAATTCGAAATTCAAATACTTTATACAGATTTCTTAACGAACGCCCAGAGCGTGTTAAACCAAAAAGATTTTTAAAAAATTTTAAAACTGTAGAAAATAAACCAAAAATTTTAAACCAAAAAAACAAGTGGCATATTGATTATTTAAAACGCGAGATATCCAGGTATGAAGGAAATATAAATATTCTAGACCGTAAGGAGAAAAAGGCTATCAATGAAATGAAAAAAAATGGGGAATCAATTGCAAAAATTAAAAATAGAACAGAAATTTTTAATAGAAATAAACGACCATATCGATTGAAGCGTAATAAGGCTAAAAAAGAATTAGAAAATTTGGAATCTTAATTATATAGAACATGTTCCGTATGTGAAATATAATTAATTATTTTTTTTGAAATAGTATTTTTGTAAGTATAGATATTTTCAATATCTTAATAAAAGTATTAAAACTTTTTTTCCTACGTTCGCGCGAATAATTTTTCCTTATTTTGTTCAAATAATCGCACATTTCAATGTAATCACCTTCGCGAACGTTATGTTTATTTTCGTCAATTATAGCTAAAAGACGTCTAAAATGTTTTTCCATATAATATAAACCTACATTATTAATTAGTTTTACCCGAAGACGTTAAAAAGGTTCCATCTTCGTCGATAACGAGTTCGCCGCGTTCGGCTAACAATTTTCGGTGTAACATGTGGTGTTCCTTAACATCGTTCTTGTTCTGACCGATATAAGGAACGGCATAGGCATTTTCACACATCCACTTGTTTACGTTCGTCCAGTTATTATCTTCCAAAACCCATAATTCACCGAGCGCGCGTCCGTACTTACCTACCGAGTCACGTTCGGGACATCTCAATTCGATCTCACAATCGTCCTTATCGGATTCGACCGCCTTCGTGACCCATTTAAGAATCTGTTTCTTGGCGTGTTTCCCATAAATCTTTTCGATCTTATCGGACGTTCGCGATTCCTCGGTATCGATACCGAGCAATCTTACACGTTGGCGAATGAGTACGTCGAACCCCAAATCGATAAGAACGTCGACGGTATCACCATCGACGACTTTCGAACACGAGTCGATTTTGTATCTGAATTCACACGGGGATTGGTTGTACGTTTCTGTCATTGTTATATAGAGTATAGTTGTTTAATCTTTAATTAGAATTACAATTTTCTATTATCAAATTCACGGTGACATTCTTCGCATAAAGTAGCGATCGGGTAGATTTTGTGTAATTCTATAAACTTTCGAAGAAAAATATCAGAATGATAACCATCACCCGTGTATGATTCTGATATAGCTATTTTGAGTATTTCGGGTCTATCTTTTATTGTATGTGCTCGTGTTAACTTCTTACCTTTACATTCTTTATCACAACCACACTTCAAACACGTTGGTTCAGTTTTGAAAAAAGTGTGTACCAGATTAGCAGCGTTAGCTTTTGAGTAATGCAAAATATTTTTAGTATTGGTATTTTTGGGGAACGTAACCCTATTTTTTTCATCAATGATTTGAATTTTGTTTTTCTGTAACTTCCCGTCTATGAAATTAGCACACTTCTTCTTTTCTACCTTAAACATACACGAATTAACGTCGCGTAAATTTTCAATATCATCGTTTACATACCAATTTGATACCAATTCACATAAATCATCCATTATTTCGTCATTGTTATCTTGAGTAATTTTCAGGCACTTTGTTTCTTCATCGCGTTCAAATTTATCACCCGTAGTTAAAAATCGATAAACTTCGATCATCGATCGGAACCGTGTACCATTCGGTGAAAAATAGTAATTGTCGGTCGCACCTTCGGATTTACCCGATTTTCGAGTTTCAATTTTTACATACCAATCATTGTTTATCTCCTGTCCCTTATCTTTTAGGTATGCCTTGAGTCTATTAAGTACCTTTTCGTTTTCAGATAACATGGTTATTTATTTTATATTTTTTTAAAAGACGGTACAACTTAAGTCTTTTTCAAACCTTTTTTATAGAGGGAAAATCGTTTATTTTTGAACAATTTTGATTTTTACCAGGCGAGTGCGTTTTTTTTGAGCTGATCAAATGTTTTAAATAACATTTAAAAGATTTACGATTTTTTTCAAAAGCTCTTTTTTTTTGTGATTTTTTTTTGGTCAGAAATCCGTGGTACACAAACTGAAACCTTTTTTATATACATACATATTTATACATATAATTTAGAGACAATTTCAAAATAGATATTAGTAAATGAAATGAATAAATAAATTATTTATTCATTTGTAATATATATATGAGTGAAATTTTTATAAAATTCTCAAAAAGTGTCTAAATTGACGGTGAACTTGAACTGTATTTTAAACCAATATTTTTTATAATTTATGTCTAAATTTTACGGAATATTCTTCGTATTCTCTCAAAATATTTCTATATTTCTGTTTATATTCGACTAATTTTCTAGATGAATGTGTTAAAGAAGTATCGAGACTTTCGAAGTTACCTAAGTTTATACTATCTGATATATGTGTGTTATATTTCAGTGATATTTCATCTAAAGCATCTAACATTTCGTCGGCAAATTTTATACCTTCAATAATGTGTTTGTGAACGTGTTTGTTTGGTGGTAACTTATTTTCCATAGTGAGTATATACTATAATAAAATTAAATTATTAAGTAATTTTAAGTATGTGGATGTTATTGTGTAGACCAATCGTTATTCCTTTAAAAGCTCCAGAACAAACCATGGTTAGCACTGATATGTGTAAAATTGTATTAGTTTCTCCTACGGACAACAGGGATAGGTATGTTATAGATATACAAGATATACCTGAAATAAAAATAACACCACCACAAGAAGAACCATAAAAGATACATAAAGAATTACATATATATTTAAAAAAATGGTAAAGACTCGAAATCAATTACGTAAATCCAATTATAAGCGAACTGCTAAACTCGGTCGCGACGTGTATCTACCGGATAAGGGCGGTTATACCGTTATCAGAAATACCCCTGGTACAGGTAACCCTAAACATCCATTGTATATAATCGGTGATAAGAAAAAACAGCTCAAAAAGAAATTGTCGAAGAAGCAGAAATGCTCGAATTATGATTGTAAAAGATGGTTCGAGGTATCGGCGCATGTAACGTGTGAAAATGATAAAGGTGATTATATTGTACCGTTATGCAGAGGGTGTAACAACCCTAAACGTTACAGACCATTCTGGGTCTCCCCTTATATTGAGATGGTACGTATTCAAAAAGTATATACTCGGTATCCATCAAAACCGATTAGTGATGACGATATTTTGGTATGATTTTATAATTTAAAGATGTAAATTGTTTAAATTATAAAATGGTAAAGGAGTATGCCGAACTCATATACAAAAACCTTGGTCCCGGCTATAGCGAGTCTGTATATCATAAGGCATTTGAAGTCTTACTCCGAAAAAACGATGTTCCATACGAAACGGAAAGAATAGTTCCCATAGAATTTATGGGGCATAATGTAGGTAATTTACGCGCGGATTTGATTTTGAACGGTGAAATCGTGCTCGAACTCAAAGCCGTGAAGAATATGACTGATGTAATGGTAACTCAAGCACAAAATTACTTGAAACTTACGGGGTTAAAACATTCGTACCTTATAAATTTCCCACCAACACAAAACATTGATTTAGAAATTAGGTATGTTACTTTAGATTAAAATTGTTTTTCGAGTTTATTAAATAAATTTTTCCATTTTTGGAAGTTACTTTTTGTACCACCTTTATTTGGATGTTTTTGTAACGCGCCTTTTTTGTATATCTTTTTCAAATTTTTAAGTGTTTTTGCATTTTTGAGTTGTTGTTCTAATGTTTTTGGTTTCAGAGCTGCTGCTTTCTTAGCAGCTTCTTCTTTTGCTTTCTTTTCGGCTGCTTCTCTTTTTCTTCTATTTTCATTTCTTTTTTGCGCGACTTTTAATTTTTCATTTTCCTTGCGCTGTCTTTCACTTATTCGAGGTGATTGTCTTGGTGGAGGTGAAGGTGATCCAACTCCAAACCTAAATGGACTAGACGGAGGTGTAACTCTAAACCTGTTTTGATACTCGTTTGAGTTTCTAGCTGGATTTGTATAATTGTAGTAGCGTGCATAAGTACTGTACTTTACTGGTGTAGACTTCCTCTTCCTCGTGTTTTTGTATCTAACTTCTGGAGATCTTGCATAGTATTCAGTGTTATGATGCGGTACTGATCGACTATTATTACTCGAGCTCATTAATATAAATTATATTATTTTTTATCGTCCTTTTCCATCTGGTTCATTAAATACATAATAGGTATCATTTGGTATATTTTTTTCCATTCACTTTTAGACTCTTCGTAATATGCTTTGGGGTCCTTAAGACCTTCATTTATAATTTCGTTTATCTTTTCTGTGTAGAACCTGATTTCTTCTAAACAGAAATTGTAATACGGATCGTTCATTACTTATTATGAAACGCGTTTCTTTAATTATTATTTAAAAAATGATTTTACCATTTTGTTGATGTAATTTGTTACCTTTTCTGATGGAGGTGGTACGATACTTTTCTTTGTAACTTTTTGTTCGTTTAATTGTTTCTTAAATTCAAACAAGTTAGCTGGTTTTTTACGACCACGTTTTGGTATACGTGGTCTGTTGCTTGAATTTGCCGCTTTCTGTCGTTTAACTTCCCTATTCGAATTCGAATTCGAACTCATTTATTATACACACGTATTTATTTTTTGGAAGGTTTCTTTTTTGGTGATACTTTGTGTTTCGTTTTGTTTTTCGTTTTGAATGGTGTTACCATAGTTCTAACATTTTTTGTCGATTTCCTGAGCGTGTTTGCCATATTTTTTTGGGTTCGCGTGAGAGCTTTCCCTTCCTTTTGGAGCTGATTAAGAATGGCTGACAAAGCTTTTCTGAATTCTTTATCGGCTTGCATTTTTATATTAAACGATATTTTATTTTCTCGCTTTTAATACTCTTATAGCAGCGTTAGTTATATTCAATTCTCTCTTAAGACCCTGTCTTTTTATAAGTAATTGTGAGATTCTCAAATTAGTTCTATTAACTGGTTGACGCACAGATGTGGTAGGTTTACGACGCGTTTTTTTACCCAATATCACTGGACTATTTGCACTTGTGTTACTGTTACTGTTATTGGTATTTTTCTGTATTTTTTTCGAATTGTTATTACGAACTTTAAATGTATTCATTTATTTTATACTGATATTTTTTATATGGTTGGTATATATTCCCACCTTAAAGTTTCGCACATTTTCTTCCATATAACATCCTGTTGATATAATTTTTCTTTTGATTTTAAGAGTGGGAAATATTTTAAGTATTTATCTTCACTTAAAAGTTCACAAAATTTATAGAGAACGTACGAGTAACTTAAGAAATTTTTACGTTCCGATGGACAATTATCATCGAATGGTTTTTGTATATCTTTGAACATTATCCGTAATTTTTCCTCAAGTTCTTGTGGCATTTTCGGTGGTGATAACCCACTCAAAATGTTTGTTATGTAAGGTACGTGTTCGTAATACTTATTGAGTTTTAGTTTTTTTAATAGACCCCGAACTCGTGCATGTGTAATTTCTTCGACGACTTTTATTTTTATTTTTTTCAATTCGTTACGTAATTGATCTATAACTTCCGTGGGTATTGTAGTAGTTTCTTGTGCCTGAAACTGTGATAACCATTCGTTAAAATGGTTTTCTCTTTTGTATGAATAATTAACGATTTTTTCAGACGTTTCCTGTTCTTCTCTATATGTCAATTCTTCGCTTATAAGTGATGCTATTATTAAACCGCACGATTCACATACGAGATCACTTGTATCTCTCAAATGGTACACTGTACTTTCAGGGCAATTTGGACACTCTTCTTTTTTTTTAATAACCGGTCTATCGACATTAACTTTTTCAACGTCGGCGAGATAATCATTGAATATATCTTTTCTCTGTAAACCAACCGTTTCTTTACAATTGAATACATTATCAGTAGAACTTTCTATTTTTGAATCGCGTGTATATTGATTCATATATGGCATACATTGTATAATGTATTGTGACATTTCGTCCTCATATATATTTTTTTTACTTGGATCATTTTTTATTAGTTCTTTCCAATTTTCAATTTTGTTGTTATACCTACTTAAAAAATTACCTTCCATATAATAACTATATACAATGGTATTCAATCTTTTAACTAATGTTATTATTTGGGTATACGACACTTTAAAATCTGTAAGGGCTAAACCCGATTATACGATTATAGAAACGTCCATGGAATATTACACAAATGAAATCATACCAGATGAACATACATTAGACGATTTTTGGTACGAAGAGTACGATGAATGGGATGGTTCTATGATGTCACATTACAAATCACTTAATGACATAGATTATAGAAATACAAAAATACCTGAAAATATTGAAAAAACGGTTATTCGGATAAAATATTGGTACAGGGATAAAATGTACAAATACTTAACGTACGATATGAACCACGAATGGCCACCTACGAGAACAAGTGGTATTATATTTAACATGCCACTTTCGAGTGCACATTTGCTCGATTCACATGATAAACCCGTGAAAGACCTCTTAAATAAGATTAGAAGATACGCTGGACCAAGGTTCGATTTTCATAATCAGAAAGTTATGATTAAGGACATGTTATATTATGATGACGAAACGTTAAAAGAAGATTATCCTACGATACGTTTAAAAAATATTATTGGGTTTGTAAAAAATGTAGATACCGCTTCGTCACACATTACTGATTTTCGGATACCTTAGTTGCCAAATAAAATTTTAAGTCGCCTAAATTTGCGACATTATACTTTAAAATTAAAAACCTGTTTTGATCTTCTTGCATAATTTGAACTGTAGAGCACATTCCAGTTGCTTTTGTAAAAATGTTCATGTATCGAAGTGAATATACACCCGATATTTCGGGACTTTCTTCTATACATTGAATTATAGTTTCTTGATTTGCAAAATCACCGTTACATTGCAATTTCATAACATTTCCAGTCCTTGTTATTTCAATATCGTTACCTATATTGAACATGTCTCTACATATTCGTTGAAAATCAGAAGATGGCATCGGTGTTATAGTTGTCATATTCATGGAAGGTACTTCGATCTGGTTTTCATTTATATCGAGAAGTTTTAAGTCGAACTTCGTACATGTTTTCTTTACTTCACTGTGTATTTCTATGTGCATATATTCTCTACAATCGATTGATAGTATGAGAACATCCGTGTTTGATATAGATTTAAGAAGTTTGAACGTATTCGATACATTTATACCGGCTATAATTTCTTGTTCGCATTCATATTCTTCAAAATTATCGGCCGATAAAAACATATCTACGAGAGATGTTCGCGCTGTATCGAGTGTGACTATATACATTCCATCTGGTTTGAAATATATATTAACATCATTTAGTATATCTTTGAGTACTTCAAAGGTTGATTTAATAGCAGAAGCTTGTATAGTAGCTAACTTCATTTAGGTTTAAAGTGTATTCATTTCTTTATATTAATTTTTAGTTTCCTGTGTATGCGAAGTATACGCTTCACTAACACTTTTGTTTATTTTCTCTTCGAGTTCGGCTGTCATAGCGGGCTGTAAAGAAACTCCGTAACTATCGATACCAAACATTTCGTTCGTATTCTCACCCCCGTCTAAAGTTGTCATATTACACTCACCAAATCCACACATTTCGAGTTCTTTTACCGGTAATAATGATTCCAACCAGTTTTTAATTTCGTTACCTACTAACAGTTTACCGTTTTTAGTTAACATTGTTGGTACCCTGCTTATTTTATTTTTGTATTGAGGGGGTATACCACGTTCATTAATGT